ATTATTTATTTTTTTTTTTTTTTTTTAATTTTTCGCGATTATATAATGCGGCAGGTAAAGTCTTAAATAATGAATGAACATCAAAAGGCAAAACTGCGGGCCTAGGGAAACCAGAGGTTAGGTATGTCACGACGGGGTAGTGAATGTCGTTGGCGATACTCAGCCATAGTTTCAAAGGAAGGTGGGATCACGTCGGGGTCATTGATGAAATGGGCTCTATCCCATTTGGGGTAGTAGGAAAGCGGTCCTTGCCATCGGGAAACATGTCGATAGACAGTCTGTAGGGATGGGAAAACAGATAAGTTAATCTGTGATCGGACGGATTCATCAATTCGTAGGAAACCAGGAAGGTAGTCCTGTACGTGGTGGAAGACCATTGGGTCTTCGGGGGAAACGGCGTCGTCCAGGAACTCATAGTAGATGTCTCTGCATAAGGAATGAAATGTAGAGTCCATACCACAAGCGGCGTAAGCTAGACCAATGGCGCGGGCAGAAGTATATTTTCTGCGTGGGCCACGTTCTGGGTAGCATAGTTGGGCAACGAGTTTACCAAGCGGACGGGTGGGGTGGCCAAAATTGCAACGATAGGAAAGGGTTTCAATTTTGTTTCTCATAACGGTAATGATCGATTTGGTTTTTGATAAAACCATGCCAAAGCGGCGGAGAGCATACGATTCGAAGAAAGATATGAATTCTTCGAGGCGAGAGATGGGCCAAAGAGTGAATGCTGAATTGTCATCTCCCATAATGAATAGAGTGATTTGGAGAATTTCTTCAGGCGTACAGCCAAATTCGATGAGGCCATCGATTAGAAGAAAGAGATTTCCAAAACTATCTAGGAATTGGGTGTTTAGGAGACCAGATGGGACACCGGCGGTTGTTCGGGCATAAGGGTAGCCATCGGCGGTGATGAAAACCATATTATTATACCAAGTGTGGATGAAATGTAAAATTCCATCTAGGCGGTGAAACATCTTATCAGGAGTCAGGTCCGGGTAAGTGGGGTAATCAAATGTAGGTGCGTAGCCATGAGATATGACGAGTAAACGTTCGAGGAAATCAGTCCAGAAGATGTCGGTGATGACGCGGGGTAGGCGTTGGTCAAAACCAGACCAGTCAATTGTGAAGAAAGACTTAAAGGATTGAGCGATTTTATCGAGTTGGGCGTTTGCGCCACGGATGGTTTCATAGCCATACATGATACAGCATGAAATTTTGCGGGCTTGCACATGAGCGGGGAAGGTAACCATTGACTCTAAACGAATGAAGAGGTCATCGACTGCGTAAACAGGTCGTTGTTTCAGGTTGCCATCTCGGTCGGAAATGTGATTACGGGTGAAAAGCATAGTTGGTCGTTCAAGGAAGAATCGGCGGAGGGATTCGAATGGGTTAGAGGGGCGCGAGGTGAACGGATTTCCATGTTGTTTGATATTATGGATCAGTTTTCGGGCGGATTCGAGAAAGGCGTTATAGTAGTAGCCTTTGGAAGTGGGGCGATTTTCGTATTCTGCGGGAGCAGAGAATTGAGCGTGTGCGTTGAGAGAGAAGGAATGTCGTTGATGATAGCCAGTGCCTGTATGAAGGGGTGTCTTGTCATATAATGAGTCTAAGAAATGGAGTGGTAGATAGGGGGTTATATCTAGAAATCTCATAACTAGAAGAAGGACTTGTTCTTTTCTGTTGTGTTCAACGGGTTCAATGATTGTCTGTGGTTTGAAGAAATCGGCGACGGTAGCGTCTGTTGTGCCAAGGGGGCGGACGTATTTGCGGAGATATTGCATGTACTGTGGGTAGCGGCTGCGAATAATGCGAATGATACGTTCATCGACTTGAAATCCGGTTTCGGGGACTTCGGAGGTTGCGGTAACGATCTGTGAGGACATAAATCGATAGGGGAGCGGAATGATACCAGAAGGGGGAATCCTGTTATCGGGAAGTTCTGAGAGGTCACGCGGTAAGTAGAATTCAGCGGGGAATCCTTTATGTGCGTTCTTATCAGCTAGGATATGTTCGATAGTTGATGCTTCTGACTTGTAGGTTTCGTTAATCTGCTCAGATGTGAGGGATGAAGCGATGCCATGTTCAAGGCGGGCGAGATCAGTATCTTGGTGAACATCGAGGGCTCGACGGGGATCTGTGTCGGAGGATTGGAAGATTTTCCAGTCTCTAATTAGATGTTTGAGGCGTTCATGGAAGTAGTCACGGACGAAGGGGAAGACCATTTTGCTGGGAGGGAAAAGGTTCGAGGTTCGTTTTCTTGTGAAAATATATTCTTGTGGACACGAGTATGTGCCCGCGAAGTGGTAGGCGACGGCGAGGTTGGCGGCGATGAGGGGGTCCGCCTTGTCCAGCGCGTAGGCCTTCTCGCCGTGGACGATGGCCTGGTCGTACAGGCCCCGTTTGAGTGCCACCAC